CGAACCAAATGCCTATAATTTCTGGGGTTTTAAAAAACTACCAGAATGGGAAGAATTTCTAAGGTATAATTGATGAAGAGAAAAGACGTTTGTGATAACTGTCGTAGAAAAATAGAACATAAAGATAAAGTTACTGTTATTATTCCAAATGTAGAAGCATCTACTAAAACTTCTGAAGAAGATACTATGCATTTAAAGTTATCCAAGTATTCTCTTACTACTAGAGCAATGAAAGTATATTGTTCTAAGTGTTTAAATCCCAAGGATTATATAGGAGATGAAGATGCCTAGATATACATTTGTATGTGAGAAATGTGGAGAGTATTCTGAAATGGTTTCGTCTATTTCTGAATATGATCAATCTCTTGCTAGATATAAGTGTCCAGAATGTAATAGTACAAAAGTTGTAAGATCTTATGAGGATGATAATACTTATTGTTCTGTAAAAGAAATTAAAACTGTTATGCAACTTGCAGAAGCAAATGAGAAAAAATATGGTAAAGAACTTACTGCAAAAATGAGGGAAGAACATAAGACTAAAAGAACAGAAGGTATGAAAGAATTACCAAAAGGTATGAGCAGAATTAATTCTGTTAGTGATATGAAAGATAATTATACAAAAGCAGATTGGAAAAAGAAAGGAAGAATTAAATGAGTGAGCATGTAATCAGACAAGATAAAGATAAGGATGGATTTTATACTGAACCAGTAACATCTAATCAGAATACTGTTCTTTATACTGTTCGTGGTAGAGAAGATTTTGTAGATCAAAATGGATGTTTTCAGATTAATTATCAACCAGTAGAACAAGCAAAAACAAATCCTTATGTCCATGCAATTAGGCATAATCATAGGTATCTAGTAAAGCTTGGTGAGAATGGGAAACTATTTAATCCATATGGTCCTTTTAGTGAAGGTATGGAAACCAAACAAAGAGTAGGAAGACCTACATGGAAGTTTATTAATACATCAAAGAATAACTTTGACCAGTATGTTACTTTTTTGAAGACTAAGAATGAAGTATTCTTGAAGAATGCGGAAAGGGAGATTATCTAATGGCGAAATTTGCAAATACAAAAGGATTGAGTAAGCAAGAGAAATATATGGTTCAAGGTATGTTACTTGAAGATAATTCTGCGGAAGATATTGCTAAGTATCTTGATCGTGAGGTAGAATTAGTAGAGGGGTTTATTGAGGATAATAAACCAGAAGAAAAGCCAGTTGAAATGCAAGAGGTTCCAGTTCAACATCATACCCAGCATATTATTAATAAAACTGGTCGTGGTAATAAGGGTGTTGCTGTTATGACTCCGGCAGGATCTGAAAGAGGTGATGAAAGTCATAAACGTCATAGCAGAGGAGTTCATGAAGCATCTAGTAAAGGCTATGTGCATAAAATCAAATGACCAAAAAATACGAAAGCAAATATCAGTCTAGACATAATCCGGGTAAAAAAGTTACACTTGGACAATGGATAGCTGAGTTAATGTGTGAAAGAAAAGCACAGGCAGATGAGAATAAGGAATTGCCACGCAGATTCTGGATTGAAAAACATAAAGATAAAGAATCTTATAAAGAGTGGCAACCTTATCTCAAACGCCAAGTATATACTGCATATAGATTGATTGATAAGTATGGCGATGAAAAAGTATTACAGTTTATAAGAAATAATAGGAACATCTATTCTTTAACTGCTAAATGGGTTAAAGACAAGTTGGAACAGTATCAGATTCCTAAAGTTGTTAAACCTGATACAGATGATACTCCAGTTAAGTATAATGAGAATCCTACTTGGAGTACTGATAGAATTAAGAAGAAGAGCTTATATGACAAATTTGATTAGGAGATTGTATGACAGTGGCAGAAAATCCGTTATATAAAGATTTAGTAAAACAGTTTGGCGATGCATTGCATGATGCTGCATTTATTACGGAGAAACCAAAGCAGATTATTTCTGTATCACCAAAAATTGATCTTGCCCTTGGTGGTGGTGTTCCTGAAGGTTCATTGTTTATTATGACTGGACCTGAAAAGATTGGTAAGACCGTTACTGCACTATCTTTCTGTGCTAATGCACAAGCACAAGAGAGATTTGTTTATTATGGTAACATTGAAGGTCGTTTGAAAAAGAGAGATCTAGAAGGAATTCGGGAACTACAACTAGGACCAGATCAATTTCAAATGGTTGGTAGTTCTGAAGGAAACATTCTTTCTGGAGAAGATTATCTTGCTATCTTTGATAAAGTAGTTCATGGTCATCCTAAATCAGTAGCAGTTGTAGATTCATTTTCTGCTCTTGCTGCTGAAGCAGAACTCGCTGGTGAACTTAAAGATATTCAAGTCATGAGTATCCAGAAGACACAAGCAAAGTGGTGTCGCCGCATTGGTAATGTTCTACCAATCAACAATGTAACTGTTGTTGGTATTACTCATATGATGGCAAATGTATCATCCTTTGGAAGTAGAAAAACTAAAACTGAAAAGAGTGGAACATCTTTAAAATATCAAGTAGATGTTAAACTTGAAGCAAGTCATTCTGAGGCAGTTATGCAGGGTGATACACAAATTGGTCAAAAGATTCACTGGAAAGTTGTAACTTCGGCAATTGGTCCTCCGGGTCAAAAAGTCCAGAGTATAATTAAATATGGCAGAGGAGTTTGGAGAGAATTTGAAATCGCAGAACTAGCTTGTGATTTTGGTATTGCTCAAAAGAAAGGTGCTTGGATTACTTTATCTGATACAGAAAAGTTCCAAGGTATGCCTAACTTCGCACAATATCTTGAAGAGAATCCTGAACGCTGTATTGAATTAGAAAAAGAGATTTTTGACACTGTAGGTATGGAAAGATGAAAGTAAAAGATTTAGATTTTAATGAACATAGACTTAATCTAAAGGGTCGTGTTGTTAAGGCAGATGAAAGTAGACCTCGTTCTACCTATCATCTTAATGCAAGAGGTATTCTTAAACAACTATTTCCAACTGCTCAAGTATTGGAAGAAGTTCCAGTGACTTTGAGAAAAGGTAAAAGTATTTCACTTGACTTTTTTATTACTCAGTTTAGAATAGTAGTTGAAGTACATGGTCAGCAACACTATAAATTTACTCCTATGTTTCATGCTTCTGCACAAGATTTTATCAAGCAGAAGAAAAGAGATGCCGATTTAAAAGAATGGTGTGAGTTGAATAACTTTACTTACATTGAACTTCGTTATGATGAGAAACCAGAAGAATGGATCAACAAAATAAACATGCGTTAATAGATAAGATGGATAGGATTGATACTATCCTTGATGAATATGAGAGTAGTATTGGTGTAGGAACTTATCAAAGTGAGTTTCCTAACTCTAATACTGCTTACGCATATATGAATATGTCTAGGGATCAAGTGGAAAAGATGGATATTGAGGGTTGTGCTGAAGCGGCATATATTCTAGGTAGTTTATCTTTTCATTTGCAAAGATCAATCAATAGAGAAACCGCAAGATTAAACTGGGCAAAGGCAACTATCAAGGAGATTATTTGTAAGAAGTCAGCACAATATACTGGTGCTTGGGGTAATCAGGATATGCAAGCAACTTTAGATAATGATGCCAGTAGGAAACTGCATGAAATACAAAAGTATTGTCAACAGAGAATTGATAGATTAACATACTTAGCAACTTCAACTAAGAATATGAGTGATCTATTCATTAACCTTCAAAGAGCAAAGGTGGCTAACAATGGATAAATCAGATTTAAATGAATTAAAAAACATGTTGAGTGGATTAGAGGCTAGTATTATGGCGAAAGTAGATGAGAAGCTAGATAAACTCACTACTAAACATGAACAAAAAACAGAAAAGAAAAAGAAGTATCGTCGTAGGACACAAAAGGAAAAACAAGTTACTAGTAATACTTTTAATGTAGATGATTTAGGACTTACTCCCGCTGAACAAAAAGAATTAGCACAAGCATCAAAGTCAGATAGAAAAAATAATGTCCATATTCAAAGAGAAAGATTGACAAGTCGTAGACCTTCTGGTAGAATTGAAGTGAGATGTAGAAGTTGTGGCAAGACTGAAAAGGTTTCGCCAGCACTTGTCATTAAAGATGAAGATGGTTTTCGTTATAAGTGTAATAAATGTTCTTGTAGTCCGGGGTAAAATATGCCATTTCAAGATGTAGCAGCAGAGCGAGCGATACTTGCTGGTGTTTGTAGGTATGGTATTGATGCATACTATGATGTAGCAGATTTAGTAGAACCAGATAGCTTTACACTTGATTCAAATCAACTGATATACTCATGTCTAAAACACATCTTTACAGTAGAAGAAAAAACTACTGTAGATTTAGCATCCATTCTATCAGCAGCAAAAGCAATAGGTGTCTCTGAATTTTTGTCTAGTAAATCAGAGCAACAACACTTGGCAAGTATTATTAAGTTCCCTGTTGATAAAACAAACTTACGAAGTTTTGCACAGATTGTTGGAAAGTTAAAAATTGCTGGTAGTATCTATGACCAGTTGGAAATCACTAGAGAAAAGTATTTACATCTTAAAGGTCATGAACCACTATCACATATCCTTGGTATTGCTGAAGAGTCTATTTTTGATTTTATGTCATTACTAAATGGTGGTGATGAAAATCCAAAGAAACTATTTGAAGATGTTGATGAGTACTTAAATGAACTTGCAGAAAACAAAGTTGAACAGGTTGGAGTCCCAACAGGTTTCTCACGTTATGATTTTGCTATTGGTGGTGGACTTCGCCGTGGCACTGTTAATGTTATTGGTGCAAGGCCAAAGACCGGAAAAACACTCTTGGCCCAGAATATGGGGATGAATATTGCCAAGAAGGGTATTCCTGTATTAGACCTTGATACAGAAATGATGTTTAATGATTTCCGTAATCGTGCTATTGCATCTGAATCACAAGTTGCTATTAATGCTATTGAATCAGGTCAATTTGATACTGATGCAGTATGTAGAAATAGAGTTTATAATAAAACACAAGCAGTAAAAGGTATCCCATATTATCATATCAATATTGGTGGAAAACCATTTGAAGATCAACTTGCTATTATGAGAAGATGGTTAGCAAGACATGTTGGACTTAATCCTGATGGAACTGCTAAAGAATGTGTTATTATTTATGATTACTTGAAGTTAATGAATAGTGCAGATATTAAAGATGTTGCCGAATTTCAGGCACTTGGATTTATGATGACTGCACTTCATAATTTTGCCTTGAAATATTCAGTTCCTATATTATCATTTATACAGTTGAATCGTGACGGTATTACTAAAGAGAGTACAGATGCTGCTTCGGGATCAGATAGAATCATTTGGCTTTGCTCTAACTTTACTATTTATAAGGTTAAATCAGATGAAGAGATTGCACAGGATGGAGAAGAACATGGGAATCGTAAGTTGGTTCCTATTATCGCCCGTCATGGTCAGGGTCTAGAAGACAAAGATTATATCAACGTAAAGATGAAAGGTCAGTTCGCTCATTTAGAAGAAGGTCTTACTGCTAAAGAATTAGAGGATGGTGGTAACTATGTTGATGACGACGAAGAATTCCAAGGTGACAAAGAAGATGTCCCATTCTGATGATTACAATGATCAGGCAAAACTTGAACAACTATGCTGGGATGCTGTAGAGTTTATTGATAACATCTATGAGTATTTTAACATTGAAGTTAAATATAGGAATGATCAACTAATCAAATCTCCATGCCCAGTTCATGGTGGTGACAATCCAGTTGCCTGTAACTTTTATCCTGCCGGAGATCATGTAGTACATTGGAAGTGTAGAACCCATAGTTGTGAAGACCATTTTGGTAAAACTATGATTGGTTTTATTAAGGGTTGCTTATCTAGAGCTAGATATGAATGGGAAAAATCTGGTGATAGAGAAGCATCATTTAAAGAAACAGTTGATTTTCTACTTGAGATTACTGGGCAGAAGTTTGGTGATATTAAACAGAAAAGCAATACTGTGCTAGAGATGAAACAGTTCAATACTATGGTTTGGACTATGTTTGGCGAGGAAGAGGATAAACCAGAAACTATCATCACTAGAGACTTTTATAGGTCTAAGACAGAAATCCCTGCACAATACTATATAGATAGAGGATATTCTGCGGAGACACTAGATAAGTATGATGTTGGTTTCTGTTCAACTAGGGGCAAGCAGATGTATAACCGCTGTATTGTCCCTATTTATTCTCATGATATGGATTATATTGTAGGGTTTAGTGGAAGGAGTATTTTTGACCAATGTAACAAATGTAAATTTTATCATGACCCAGAAGAAAGATGTAAGTTTTTTCCAAAATGGAGACACTCAAAAGGTTTCCAGAAGGAAAAATGGTTGTATAATTATTGGTATGCAAAAGAGCATATTTCAAAATCTGGTGTGGCAATTATTGTAGAGTCACCCGGAAATGCTTGGAGATTAGAAGAGGCAGGTATTCATAATGCAGTTGCGATATTTGGAACAGCACTTAATCAATCTCAAAAGGATTTATTAGATGGTCTTGGTGCTATGTCTTTAATTATTCTCATGGACAATGATGAAGCGGGTGAAAATGCTGCTGCTAAAATCATTGATACATGTTCAAATCAATACAGGATTTATAAACCAGTCATTAATACAAATGATATTGGCGAAATGAATCTTAATGATATTCGTAGTTTAATTTTACCACAGGTTTTAGAAGCAAAGGATTATTACAAATGAATGAAAAAGTAAATGCATTGGTTCTTATTTATCAAGCAAACTTACAAGCTGCCAAGGCAAATCTATTGACTTATCTCAATAGTTCTGTTGGTGTTGGAGAACATCCAGATACTGTTGGCGAATGTGCAAAGTTGGTAGATAAGATGGCACATGCTAAGGGATGTTTGGATTTGTTGCAAGAGATGTTTCCTCCACAACAACCTCAAGTAGAAGGTGAATAATGACTAAGATTCTAGGATTTGCTGGAAAAAAACAAAGCGGTAAAAATACATGTTGTAACTTTTTACAGATGCTTAAATTCCATGAGTATGGAGTATGTAAAAATGCAAGTCTGAATGAACAAGGTCAAATTTTAGTTTCTGATCTTTTTGGTGAGCAGGTATCTGGTTCCGACTGGATACCTCTCACTGAAGAGTATGTTGATATATCTCAACTTCTAGAAAGTTTTGGACCCTGTAAGATTTATGCTTTTGCAGATGCATTGAAAGAATTTGCTATTGATATATTGGGTCTTGAACATCATCAGGTATATGGGACTAATGAAGAAAAGAATTCTCCTACTCATCTATTATGGGAGAATATGCCAGGAATAACTACTACAGAAGTTTTCTCTCATGGTTATCTAGATGCCGGATGTAAGGCATTTGGGGTTATTCATCATAAACCGGGACCAATGACTGGTAGAGAAGTCCTACAATACTTTGGATCTGATATTTGTAGAAAGATGTATGAGAACATTTGGTTTGATGCTTGTATTCGTAGGATTAGAAAAGATAGACCAGAACTTGCACTTATTTCTGATGTGAGATTTCCTAATGAGATTAAAGGTGTGCAAGATGAGGGCGGCATTGTATTTGGATTACCAAGAGATATTGTAAATGGTCAAGATACACATAGTAGTGAGCAAGTAGATTTATCTCTGTGTGACTATCTATTACCAGAAGGAGATATTGATACTACAACTAAAGCATTG